GTTAAGGAAAGTGCAGTCCCTAATGTTGGTGAGTTAGATTTGATAAAAAATAAATTGAGCTAATTGTAATGATCAACATCAATGACATAATACAAATTGATGATAAGAGAAAAAGAATACGGAAAGAGATCTATACGAAAATTTACGAACAATTTTCATCGAAGATTAAACAGTGTGTAGAACTTGGTCATAAACAGATATTCTTGACTGTTCCAGTAATTTTAATAGGATATCCAGTATTTGATAGAGGAGCCGCCGCTCGTTATGTTGTTAGACAATTTCAACTTGGTGGATTTACTGTACAACTTATAAGTGAATATGACATTTATGTATCTTGGGTGGTACCAAAAAGGAAGAAAGAGCGTGAAGAAGATGATGAAGAGGTGGCCTTTCCAGATCTCATGAATCTTAAAAAGATGGCCAACAAGTACAGGAGAAGTGCGTAGTAAATTTTGAATTTTAAACCTACTTAATCATAAATGGACAATTTGAATGTGCTCGTAGAAGCCAAGAAGGAATACCTTGGGCAAATGTGCATTATTATGTGTCCACCTATGATTGACGTTTTCAATGATATGTATACGGAGGCTCATACTCTCTCCAAGGGGAAGAAGCATCTCATGATGTTTCAAAAGTTACTCCAAGAGGTTCCAAACTGGTCTAACGCTATGTCTAAACAACATTCGGATAACATAGCAAACCGATGCGCTTGGTTCAGTGATCTTTTAGCGGCTGTCTTTGTTGCCTGTACAAAGATCCTATCTGCGGTTCGTCTGAAGGCGGATAACAAGAAGATTTCACTGAAACTCCCCACGAACGAAGTGTTCATCCAGACGTGCTACAACAACATCGCGAAGGATCTATACCGCGATCCCTACGTTTTCCATGAGGATCAGAGCATCTACCACCGAGATGAGAAGTTAACTACTCGTTTCTGTACAGCTATTGAAAACTCCGTAAAGGAGTTAATCCCAGTTCAACAGATTCTTCAGACCTACATGTCACAAGAATCTAGGGATATTGATCTAGATGGTGATGTTCAAGATGCAGAGGATCCTGATGTATTTGATGGAGAGGCTGAACCGGAACCAGAAGGTGGTATGGAACCCTCCCCAGAGGAACTCCAGGAAATGCAGCCAGTGGAGAATCCTGAAATGGAGGAGCCAGGTGAGTTTGATAATGAATTCAAGACTGTCCCAGGTGTTCAATCACCCGATCCAATGGAAGAACCACAAGAGGGGCAGCCACAGCCACAACCACAATCTCAGCAGGAAGATGATGTATTATTTGGTGACGCACCAGACTACCGTACAAAAAAAGTTGGTTATAATTAAATGGAACTCTCCGACTATTTACGTGACCCAGTATACGCTGGCCTAATTGCCGGTGCTACGACAGCGGGTTATATTCACCTGAAAGCGTATCTAAATAATGAAGGTAAATTAGAAATGAATCAATACACCAAACCAGCCGTTCTCGTAGCAATTCTCGTATACGTAATTGTGGTGAATGGTCTTGGTCAAAAAGAGGTTATTTCTAACGACCCTTTCTAACTTAAAGATTACACCGTACTATTAAGAAAATGGCGTCCGTCACTGCGTTTAACGACATGATGGGGCAATTTCTTGTGGAATTGCACAAGACTTTTCCAGATGAAAAAAGCATTAAGAAGATGTTAACCTCATTCGACCTTCTTAAGAGTACAAGTCCTCGTCTCCTAGTTAATGGGTTCATGGACAGTGTTAAACCCCACGCAGATAGTGTTTCTGCCAAGAACGAGGACTTCATCCTCATTCATTCCAAGGATATTGACTTTTTGAATGAACTGGATATCATCAATCTGTGGAAGCGTATGACTGATGGTACCAAGGATGCCGTTTGGCAGTATCTTCAGACTTTGTACATTCTAGGAACCACTATCCAATCTGTACCCGAGGACACTCTCACCGCCATTGAGGCTATGGCCAAGGATGTAGCTGATAAGATGGCTTCAGGTGACGGTGGTGACATTAATCAGGATGCACTTATGAAGATGATGGGTTCTATGTCTGGTATGATGGCTGGTATGGGAGATATGGATTTGGGTGCTCCTAAAAAGAATGGTACTCGCCGTCTCCCCAAAAAATAAACCTCATCTATATTAAATGAAAGTTTGGTTCGAAGATCCTCAACAACTTGTCAGTAATAAAAAAATTCTAGAGTTCTGGCCTAACAGCAAACAAACACCAGAGGATAGGATCAATTCGGCGTCACGTTTTATTATTTACACCATGTGTGTATTATTCGTGATTCGCCGGGATCCTCGTATATTCGTTCTAGGCGCAACGATGTTATCTATCATTTACGTGATGTACAAGGCGAAACTTGTCAAGGAGCCATATGGTTCCACCGACAAGGCGGTTGTGTGTCAGAAGCCCACCAAGGAAAATCCCCTTGCTAACGTGCTCATGACAGATTACACAGATGCCCCAAATCGTCTGGAAGCCTGCTATTATGCTACAGCCCAACCCCTAATTAAAAAATTCAGTGGTGATCAAGTTTCCTTTGATTCTGGACGTTCTCGTTCCACTTTACCCATGTACAAGCGTAACGCTTTTGAGCGTCAGTTTGTTACTGCACCCGTGTCAAAAATTCCAGGCGATCAAACCAAATTTGCTGAGTGGTTGTATGGTCCCAAGAATGCCCCCATGTGTAAAAGTGATTCAAAGTTTTGCAACCCTGATGCGAGGGGTGTCCAATTAGAAGCTTTCGCTGGAATTGGTTCTGATGGGGATGTGAGAGGTCTCAGAGGTGGTGGTCGTGTGCGAGGTGGTGGCGGAACCTATAGTTAGATTAATATTCTCATGTAATAATAAATGGCGTATCAACTCCAACCTGGTCTCTCAATTGTTGAAAACACCGGTGCCTTACCAGGTGTAAAAGCGACTGATGAAGTTTTCGTTTACCCTCAGCCCAGTCAATTAAATTATGGATCCCGTCCCAATACTATGTTGTATGGTACCGCACCGTATATGGCGGGTAAGGGTGCTCCAGCGAAATTCATCGATACGAGCGACGAACTTAGACCCCAATCTACTTCTCGTTTCAACAAACACATCGTTCAGACGTATGAGCGCAATCTTTTCCCTCTTTCCAACATGGAATGTAAGGTTCCTCTCCGCACCATCAAATATGAACCCGCCAGCACCCGCGCCGATCTTCAAAATGGTCTTTTCCAGAAAAGATACGTTAATAAAAATGTCAGTAAGAAATAAGAATGGCTGATCCTATTTCGGTTTTAGCCGTAGCTGGTCTCGTTTATGCTGGACGGACTTTAAGTAAGTCCAAGACTGAAAACTATAGCCCAGAGGCAAATATCACATTAGCAAATGATAGTGGGGCTGGTCCCGCTCTTCCTCCTACATTCAAAGAGAATGATTTTGTTTCCCGAGTAGATGTCCCATCCAAGAAGGAGATGGCAAGTTTCGCGGACATTGGTCGTCAGCAACGAAGTGGTGGACAAGAATTACTCGACATGCGTGGTCGTATGTTCGATCAGGGGCGTATGAATAACCTTTCTCCAGTAGAGAAGCAACTGGTTGGTCCCGGTCTAGGTGTTGACGCCAATGTCCCAGCTGTTGGTGGGTATCAGCAAATGTTTAGGGTTAACCCCATCAACGTTGGTGAGTACCGTCTTACAACTTTACCAGGACGTTCTGGTCCAGCTGCCGACGTTACTGGTGGTCGTTCCGCGAAGGTTGGTCAACTTACTCATAACAAACCCGAGACAACCTCCTATTTACCCTCTAGGTTACCTACTATGGCTGGTCGTGCTCAGGGTATGACTGGTGTCGTTCCCCGTAATGAGCATGAGAGAACTAAGAGAACCACCAACCGTTCCGAAACTGGTATGCGCAACGATGGCTTAGGTTACAATGGTGCTAAGCGTATGGTTTCGGCTCAGACGCTCGCCCAAGATCCCACGAGGTTCAAGGCTGATCGCAACGATGAGCAGTACATGTACAACAACCAACCAGCCCCAGGTATTCACAGTTTCCACGGCGCTTACGCGACTGGTGCTGCGAGCCGAGTCAGTGCTAAGACCAACGAGGAACTCGCCAAGTATGGTTTCCGCCCAGAAGATCGTAGAGGCAAGCCTAACCGGATGGGCAACGCTGGTCGCATGAATGTTCGTGAGAGCGCCCTCAAGCAGGGTGGTAAACTTACTGCGGTTCGTAGTGACACCTCGCGCATTGATGGACGTATGAATGCAGCCGATGGTGGATGGACCCAACAGTACCAGAG